TGGATAAAGAATATACAATAAAACTCCGTAGTGAAGATAACAATGTAATGACACTCTCCGCAATCCCAGCAGATAGTTTAGTACAAGTGGAAGTAAGGGGGGAACATGACAACTGAAGACCAGAAAATAGCAAAGGATAAAGTAGTTGAATATCTACAGCGACTTCCGATTTATAAATGGGCTGCTGCATTTGCAGGTATTGATAGAACAACACTTGAAAATTGGAGAAAAGACGATATAGAGTTTTCCTCAAGGTGTGAAACTGCGAAAGCGGAAGCAATACAGAAACTCGGTGGACGTGCAACTCCTGACTTTATTCTTAAGAATGTAGACCCAGAATCATTCAAAGATAAAAAAGATGTTGATGTAACAAGTTTAGGGCAACCGTTAACTATTGTGAGGCCTGCTAATGGAGATAAACTTAAGTGAATGGCAAGATAGTGTTTTATTTGATGACCACCGATATAAAGTCTTAAACATAGGACGAAGAGGGGGGAAGTCAACCATCGCTGCTGTAAAGATGCTTCAATTTGCTTCTGACTATAAAGAGAAGAAACAAGGGAATGTCTGGTATATCGCTCCAAACTACAAACAAGCGAAAACAATCATGTGGCAGATGCTCATGGATATTACGCCAAAGCATAGAATAATTAGTAAGAACGAAGTTGACTTATCCCTTACGTTAGATACAGGAGTACAGATTTCACTTAAAGGAGCGCAAGACCCTGATACGTTAAGAGGAAACAGAATAGATTTATGTATCTTTGATGAATGTGCATTTATGGATAAGTGGGATACAGTCTGGCACGTTATTCGCCCTACGCTTATCGATTCAAAGGCAGAGGCTTGGTTTATCTCAACTCCAAATGGATTTAATCACTTTCATGATATTTATTCCTTAAAGGATGTAGAAGAAAAAGATAAAGACTTATGGAGAACCTATCACTACACAACGTATGACAATCCTTACTTAGATAAAGAAGAAATAGACCAATCTAAACGACAAATGACAGAGGATGCGTTCGCTCAAGAGTACATGGGAGAGTTTAGAAAGATGTCTGGACTTATCTATAAAGAGTTTAATCGTGACATCCACATGGTAGATATACCCGACCTTACTTCCTACACCTTTACACGAGCGTTAGACTTTGGTTTTGCTCATAAGACAGCACTTATTTACTTTGCTATCAGTCCTACGGGGGATAGGATGTACGCATACGATGGATTATATGAATCAGGCTTTACCATTCCACAAATAGGAGAAGCGGTGATGATTAAAGATGCAGGAAAGATTATTACGAATCCTGTAGCAGATTCGGCACAACCAGCTTCTATAGAAGAATTAAACAGAATGGGTGTTAATTTTATGGGAGTAGATAAAGAGAAGGATAGTGTAAAGAATGGAATAGTAAGAGTAGCTGAATTACTACGAATACGAAACGATACTGGACTTCCTACATTGATGTTTAATAAAAGTCTCGGATGGATAGCTGATGAGTTTGAGCGATATAGGTGGGTAGAGAATAAGAGTGCAGACGATTCTATCAAAGAAGTTCCCTATAAAGTTAATGATGATGCAATGGATTGTATACGATACTTTGCTATGCACTTTCAGAAACAACAACAAAACGTACCAAAGTATAATCCGAGGAAATGGAGTATATGAGTAGTGAAACTTTTATTGTCGCAGTAATTATGTTTTTGTGTGGGTATTTCTATTCTAAAGGAGAAAAATAATATGCCAATGGCTTCACAAGACCCACTCCCGCAAGCAATAGACTTCTTAAGTCAATGTGAACATTGTCATAAGATGACAGCAGAAGATTTATGGTTATATAACGGAGAGTTTATTTGTAAAGAGTGTTATCTAAATAATCGTCCGGAAAAGATTGTATATAATTTTCAAAAGATAGAACTAAACTTCAGTGCTGAAATACATAAGACGTATGGAAAGAGATGGACGAAATGGTGTGGAGAGAACAATGACTTACATCCGATAACTCCTGAATGGTTTTGTCAGGCGTGTAATGAGAAACAATCAATAGAACTTCCTTCGTATTTAATCAGAATAGAGAATCAAGAGTATGCTAGGATATGCTCTGTGTGCCTTCATGTTGCCCTACAAGACCATCTAACAAACATCTTTGACCTTATGGGTGTTGTGAAACCCTTTCATCCTGATTTTTAACTTGTATTGATAACGAGCTTCTGTATCTTTTATCATTCTTTTATATGGATGATAAGCTTCAACAAGTCGGCAAGCACTATAGAATGTGGACAGAGGATGCTGACACCAGACGAACACGACCAAACGGACAAAATGCGGTTACAGATGCCTACTGGGGGAAACTCCCTTCGGACTGGCCGTATACTTCTAAAGTTGTAGACCCTTGTATAAGAACCTCCCTCACTGAGAAGAATGCACGTCTATTAAACGCCAAGTTGCGTGGGAGACTTGTTCCTCGTGAGGGAGGGGATGTACTTAAAGCAAGAATAAACAACGCTCTTTTAGATTTCCAATGGGATAATGCTAACTTTGGTGGTTCAATGTTGGCTAAATACGCAACCATGGACATGGATACTAGGTTATATGGGTCAAAGTTTGCTCTCGTTCTATGGAGACATGAAGAAAAAGATAAAAAAGTATTATTTGATGGCAATGAGTTCTATCCTCTAGACCTAAGAGATTGTGGCATCGACCCAACAGCAACACATATAAGAGATGCGAAGTGGTTTCAGTATAGAGATTGGGTAAAGGTAGAAGACTTAAAAAACATCCAAGACTCACCTTCAGGAAAGAAATATCCCGGATTAGATAAGTTGATTAAGAAAATAGAAGAAAGCGGTTCACAGAATAGAAAAGACAATGCGTATGCAAGCAGAGTATTAGAGAATAAAGGCTTAACAAACAGAACTGGTGAAGATAAAGCCTTTCCAGTCGTAGAGAGAGTGAGAGAGTTTAGAAAAGACCGATGGATTTGCTACTTCCCGAAGTATAATGTGATTGGTTATGACATTAAAAATCCCTATGAACATGGTCAGATACCAGTTGTACAACTTCGCTACTATCCTTTAGGTGACGATCCTATTGGTGAATCAGAGGTAGAACCAGTACTAAGTCTATGGCGGGCTATTTGTGCGACGTTATGTGGCTATTTAGATAACATGAACATTCACATGCGTCCACCGCTTAAAGTTCTTCCGGGGGCAAATGTTGAAACCCTTATTTTTGGAGCAGAAGCCCTATGGCAGATGTCCAACCCCGGTGATGTGACAGAGTTTCAATCTAACGGTGAGGCAATGCGCTACTTCCAAACAACGTACTCAGCTCTAAAAGCAGCATTTAACACCGCAATGGGTGATATGAGTCAAGGAATCAGTGGAATCGACCCGTTCTCACCAGACAAGACAGCAACAGAGGTCAAACAGACCGTAAGACAACAGAATGTCCGTGACCAAAGCAATCAAATGTACTTAGGAGAGTGTATATCAGACATGATGATGATGTGGCTGGTAAATAACAGACAATTCTTATTCTTAGACTCAGAAAAGCATGAATATATCTTGAGAATTATCGGTACTGACCTCTATGAGTACTTTAAACGTGCAGGATTGGACGAGATGGAAGTTACCCCTGAAGCAATGGGAACAATAGCGGAGATTATTCAAGCACAAGAAGGAAACTTAAGCGATAGTGATGTGCAACAGTTATATGAGACGGCTAAAACTCCTAAATTCCCAGTGTATGAGAATCCAAAAGAGAAGAATCCTGAAAAGATTAGAGCGTATCCTAAAATGAGAATGAATGACATGAATGACGGTGCAGAGGTTTCAGTATTACCTGAGGATTTAGATGGAAGCTACGATTATATAGCGACCACGAAATCGATGCAAGCGGGTGCAGAAGATGTGTTAATTCAAGCGCAACAACAAGCTATAAATACATTGAAAGACCCAGCAATGTTACAGCTATTAGCAGGGCAGGGTATAAAACCAATGATTAAAGAGTTGTTAGTAGATTCATTCAATAATTCAGGATTACAAGATGCAGAGAAGTATTTTGAAAAGATACAGCAAGCACCAGTTGGACAGGGTGTGGTAGAATTAGGAGGAGGTCAAAATGGACAAATTGGACAAAATCAAATTGGAATTGGCGGAGGCGATGGACTTCAACAACCTCTACCACAGCAAGGAGTTCCAAACACGCCTCCTTCCCCTATTGGTCAAGGACAGCCAGCAGGTATGGCTTGACCCTACTAAAGAGGGATTTAAAGAAGCGTATACGTTAGCGTTTGCGAAAGCAGAAGTTGCTAAAGGTTGGATTAAGTTTCTTTCTGAACAAGAATCTCGTGTATCATCTCTTAGAAAACAAATAGATACACCGGAGAAAAACTATGCCATCTAAAGTACCACTCCCACCCATTGAAGATTCTGTATTTGATGGTGAAAGACAAAAGACTGAGATTCACTTCAATCGTTGTACACATGAAAAGGTTTCATTTATTAACGGTGAACTGAGATGCCCATGTGGAGCTTCTTGGTCGGGAGCAAACCTTCACGAACTCTACACATTACTTCACAAGTGACCTTTGTTGATAACGAGTCTCTAAAACTTTTACACTACTTCTTGTAGGACTGCTAATGCTTCGCAGGATAATCACAAAGCATAACAAAATCTACCGAAAGGAGTATCAGCTATGACAGATACTCAAGGGAATAATACGGTTG